CATGAGGTCATCCCGTATAGGAACCACCTTGTTATCTTTTCTATGGTACATCCTGAACTCTTCAAACCAATCTGATAGAGTAGAGAATACCTTGAATTTATCAGCTTCGACAGACTGTAGCATCGCCATTAAGCCTTCCTCTATTGAGTTAGAGCCCTTATTATTCCCTAATGCGGGAGGATTGGTAAAATGCTCCAGAAGGAAATTACAACCTAGATTACGATACTGGTCAGCCAAACCGGGATTACCCATAGAATCTCGTCTATTACCGTCATGGGGATAAGCAATGGGGATAAAATGAGGTCTAGTGCGTATAACTTCAGAATGAATGGTTGGGGAGGCCTTAGACGCCCTGTAACAGTCGTAAACATAGAACACATCCTCATCCCTGTCTATTGCACACCACACAACAGCCGTAGGATGGTCCCATCCAAAGTCTATTGCAGCTATTCTATGCCAATGATCCTCTATATGTATAGGATCGACCATTATTTTATCTTCACTGAGAGGAAACACAAGGCCAGAACCTATAGAGGGTCTTCCGTAACGCCTCATCTCCCTCTCGTGCGGGGAATACGAGGATAGAATCTGCTCCATTACAGATTCTGATAAATGCCCTCTCTCTCCACCCATTGAAAAAATACGCTCGGAAGCATCATCCCAAGTCGCATTTGTCAAAGATTGTCCAGATTGTAAGTTATTCATGAAAGAGGCAACTGTCTCAGTCATGCCAGCTTCGGGTGTAAATGTCATGTAAACCATCCCCCTTCGATCCAAGGTTCTGGTTACAGCCTGTGAATACAATTCTCTGCTTGGCTCTTCATCCAGCCAAATACAATCAACTGAACGACCTTGCCATTTCTCTACGCCCATCTCGTAGGCTTTAAAGAATAAAGAAGAGTTCCCACCGCTAACGTGCTTGATTAGAGCGACCGATTTGGCGTTAGGGACACCGGGCTTCCTTTCGGTTTTTATTATATGTTTTTTCGGTATAGAACCGGAACCAAAGGCTTCGGGGTCATCCGGGGAACCCAATAATTCAAATTGGACAATATCTCTGGTAGTTTCGTTTGAGACACCACCAGCCCAAGCAACTATAGGCTGAGTGAATCTACGGCCTTTCCACCACTTCGGGTATAAACCAGTTACGTGAAAAGCGAGTTCTGCGGCTCCGGAATAACTTTTTCCTATACGGTTAGCAGCCATTAAAAGCCGTTGATTAGCATACTCACCAGTGTCATGAAAGTTCTTCTGGTAAGGATAAGGATCGTAGAAATCAATCTTGTTGAATCTTTCCCTAGTCCTTATCTCACGGGCTATCTCTACAGCTTTTTCAATGGACTGCCTCTCAGCCAAATTTGCGTACATGAGCCTTATATGCTGCCAAGTCAGCCATTCGTCCTAATCTCTGATATAGTTTCCATAGCCTTTTTCTTTCTTTCGCTATAATTGGAGAATCATCTCTTTGTTCTTGAGTTTCCCTTCTCCCAGTCTGAACTCCCTGACCAATCGCACCACCCCCTAACCAATCAGGCAAGTTTCCAGTCACCCTCATACCATACTTTTCATTATGGGCTACATCTTCTGGCGTTGGAGGTCGATTTGAAAGCCTGTACAGTGTCTGCCCGGCGGCTGTCCCTGCTGGCACAGAAGTTGTCACGGGTTCAAACCCCTGCTTTACTAACGTGCTTTTAGATCGAGGTCGTCCGTACTTGTCTTCAGCTTTGTGAGCCGTGGATAATAACCCCCCCCAATAAGGAGCACCCAAGAGTCCTGAAAGACCCGCTAAAACTCCCTGCTGAACTTGTTTATCCCTAAGTTCATCCCGCCAAGGATCGCTATATCTTATCTGACCACTCGGAAGTGTAGTACCAAAAAGTTCCATTATTTCTTTCCCTTGCTGGCATAAATAGCTTTAGCCTGCCTCTCTGCTCCGGCTCTTGTCGAGTAGCATTTTCCAGACTTCCCCCACTTCCAGCCTTTCTTTCCGGTTTTCAGAGTACAGCGTTGTACAGGCATTAGTATAGCTTTCCTTTGACTGGCATTTTGTCTAGTACCCTTTGATCGAATACTACATAGTTTCTTGGACCTTGTCCTGTTGCCCTAGCTGTCCCACCTTGAAAATACTTTATACCGGGAATTCCTTTCGAGGCTAGATACCTAGAAGCTAACTCCCTAGAGTATGCGTACAGTTCCGTGGGGACAATATTATGTCCTAATTCATGTAGATAGTTTTCATTTTGAACTAATCGGCGATAATCCTCCATCCCAGTATCGCTAAGAACCTTCCTCATCCAAGGGCTTACATCTTCACCATATTCTTTGAGTTGCCAGAAGTGAGCCCTGATTAACTCCCCAAGAGTTAGATAGGCTGTTGCTCCATCATAGGCAGTATAAATACCCCAGTTACTTTCCCTTTCGCCAGCCTCTATCTCGTTCGCTATTTCTTGTAAAATTTCCTGAACATCGTTAGTCTGGTCATAGTAACCAGCATACCAATCTATCATCTTGTTGATTTCTTTCCGGGGAAGTTCGAATTTATATACAGCGCCTAACTCTTCGCCAAGAGCCTCCCCCACATTGTCTGAACTCGGCATCGTAGAATGACTGCGTATTGGCCCCTTACCCTCAATATCTCCAAAGTTTTTACCGCGCATTCCATAGGGGTCTACAGCCTTAACTTTAACCTCCCAATGCCACGGATGTTCTGGATCATGTCCTTGAGGAAGATACTCAATAACCTCATCATATCCGCCATATGATGGTACTATCCTTCCCGGCTTAAAGTACCTTTCTAGTAGGTTAGCTGGTATTACTTTAGCCGCTACACCACCCCTTTGATAAGACCTCGCAACCCCGGGAGTTTCTGCAAAATACATACCCCAGCCAAATACTGTTTGTCCCTCTCCAGTGTAGACAAAATCTAGCTTTGGAATAGCCTGAGAGTCTTCGCCATAGCCCGGTGTTACCCAAGCTTTTTCTGCCCACTGCTCTCCCGTACCTTGGTAGACCTCCTTTTGTTCTAAATGCTTTTTAAAATCCCTAAGTTTTCTCTCTTCTTCTGGGGAGGAAGATAGCGTCAGGGGTAAAAGGACTTCTTTTATAACAGGCCATGTTCTTCTCGCTATATCCGCAGACGTTCTAGCCGTACTAAGAAGGCTCGGAACCGCTAGTTCGGCTGCACCAAGAAGACCCGGTACGGCAGAAACGCCTGTGGCAGCCATAACGTGCCAAGGCTCTACCTGACTTATGCTGGGGGCATTCAGCCTGTATGGCCCCGAACCCCAACTAGGGTCTACTAAACCTCTATCTTCTCCGGGGTAAAATCTTTCATATGGGCCTGAAGGCATATCAATTCATCAACTCCGGGATTTCTTCTGGTTTTGAAGAGCCTGTCAAAGCCTCAAGTTCTCGTTTCAGTTCATCAAGAGAAGCACTCTCGACCTGAGAGACTTGCTGCTCGATCTTCTCCACAGGCTTTAAGCCTGCTCGGTCAAGGAAGTCTTTAATAGCCCCTAGTTTAACTGCGTCAGAGGCAGACTCGTCCATTAATAGATGTAACTTAGCCAATACACCGGGGATGGCGTCAGCCATCATCTCACGGGTCTTTTCGGCTATTTCGTGGGCGAATTGCTTCTTTAGGGAGTATCCCTTCTGTTTGGAGGCTTTCGGTGAGTAGCCTGCCATTTCAGCAGCTTTAGCGGCGTTTCCCGTTAAACAGTAGGACTCTATAAAGGCTTCTTGTTTGTCAGTTCTCATTGTGGTCCGAATTTATCCTCTAATTCATGTAAACCTGAAGTTATACTAATCTCTGGGTTCGACGTGAAGTATTTAAGAAGTGTCGTTGCGGGTTTAGTGCCGAGCCAATTTTTTACAACATCTTCCTCTTTTACCGCGCCGGAGCCTAATAATCCTCCTAATATACTGGTAGCCACCGCAAACCTATTGGGAACCCCATGTACTCCCCCCACCCAATCTAAACCAACATTTAATACCTTTGCCTGCTGATCTGCGGTTGGATACTCTCCCAAAACACTTTCAAAACCAGCCCCCAACATTTTTGAGCCTATAGCACTCTTCTGAAAATCTTTACTAGCAAGATCAACCCCATACTTTTCACTAAGCCTTGCAACGGTTGCTAATACATCAGCCTTCATCCTGTCTTCTTCATTCATTATATTGACAACCCATTACTTCTTTCCGGCTGTAGATTCCGCTCTAGGCCCATTAATTGATTCATTCGGAGATGTAGGCCCTTCAGTATATTTCTAAATTGACTCTTTTCAGTCTCTGATGTATTGGGGCTATTTAATATTGTATTTATCTTTTGGGATAATGTAGCCAACTCAGAAACCTCTTCCATAATATTATCCTTGTAGTCCTGCCAAGGGCTATCCTCGTTGGAAGCAAGTGAAAGTTGATCTTTCTCAAAGGATGGGACTACAGGAGGGGACCCAGTAGGCTTCCTATAATCAGGGGGGTTAGGCGTAATGCCATGCATCTGATCCTGCTGCTTCCTCATCCTCTCCCAGAAAGATGGCTCATCGCCATAGGTAGACTCAAATTCTTCAGCTTGGTTTAACAATCCTTGTATATATTGAGGAGAACCATATTGCCTATCTTGAGCATCCTTTGCCACACTAAACCCCTAGAAGCCCCTGCAGGCCCATAGGCGGCATTGGCGGTCCCTGAGGAGGCACAGGTGACCCACCCGGTCCCATCATGGCCTCTGGAGGCATCTGAGCCATAGGATTGACGGGAGGCGGAGGAAGCATATCCAGATTCTCTGCACCCGGTGGAGCCCCAACAATAGCAGCAATCTCCTGATCTATCATCTGACGGGCTTCTAATAGCTGACTAAGACGTTGTTCTTGGCCTCCCATTGGTTCGGGGGGCATTAGATTATCCGATGGAAAACGTGGGCCTTCCATCTGTGGTCCTCCCGTGTATCCGGGGTCTCCGGGGTACGGTAGCCTTTCTCCTGTTACTGGGTTTACTGGCATTTTACTGTCCTCTATTAGGGTTTATTAATATTCGGTAG